GTGCGCGGCCGCCATGAGCTGCTCGAGCAGGTCCGGCTGGAAGCCCATGTCGGTGTCCAGCCACAACAGCCACGGCGCGTCACCGTCGAGGAAATCCTTCACGGCCTTGTTGCGGCCGGCGACGAGCTGGCCGGAGTTGCACTCCATCGGGATCAGGCCGCCGCGGCGGATCCGCTGGTAGGTGCCGAGGTCGGCGAGGAACAGCTGCCACCAGGAGAAATGCCACGAGTAGGCGACGTCCTCGCGGTGGAGATAGGCGACCGTGACCGCGTCCGGCGGCGTCTTGGCCTTGGCCTCCCTCCCGGCCTTGCCCCGGCGGGCCGTCGCCGGCTCAGCCACCAGCCTGGGCCCTGGCCTTGGTGGCTTCGCGGCGCAGCCGGGACAGTGACCATCGGCCGTCGACGTTGACGCCGAGGCCGATCAGTTCCTGCTTCAGCCGCCGCACCTCTGCATCGGTGTCGTCGGCCATCGCCTGCTCGGCCGGGTCGACCTCGTAGTCGACCGCCAGCGGCACCCACATGTGCGGCGTCCGGGCGATGATCGGGTGGCCGGCGCGGGCGGTCTGGTGGGCACGGACCGGCGTCGGCGCGTTCGGGCCGTGCGGGTAGTCGATGTAGTCGGTGGTCGCCATGTAGATCTCGGCGTCGGCCATGGGCGCGCTCCTTTGCGCCGGCACCCCACCCCGGGCGCGTCAGCCAGGGTGGGGTGCCGGGACGGAGGAAGGGATCAGGTCGCGTAGACGAGCACGCGGAACGCGTTACCATTCAGAATAAGGGAGTTATTCCGCCAAAGTGCGAAAATGGCCCTCTGGCCGGTCGGCAAGTTCCCCTGGGCGGCACCGAACAGGTGGGGGATGATCTCAATGTCCATCCCGGCCTTGTCGACGATCAGGAAGTTGGACCAGTCGCCGAGGATGGCGTAGCGGCCGCCGAACACGGTCGAGGACGTGAACCGGACCGGCATCGCCGACGCTTCACGGGCGGGGTAGCCGAGCAGCTCCGGCGGACGGCCGTCGGTCAGCCGCACGTACAGGGTGCCGTTGGAGTCGAGGGTCCGGATCGTGTTGTAGGTGTTCTTCCGGGCGAGCCACTGGGCGCGGGGGACGAACCGGGGCGGCAGCGCGTTGTCGGCCGCGGCGATCGAGTTGATGGTGAAGGTGACGCCGTCGTTGACGTTGGAGGCGGTCGTGAGGGTCGCCTGGATCCCGGATGGCGCCGGCGGGGTCCCGGAGCCGGTCACGAACGCGGTGGCCTCCTCCACATCCTTGGCGTCTTGCAGGAGCCGGGTCATCTCCGACCGGAGCTGGGTCCAGTCCTGGTCGGACTCGATCGAGAACGGCACGAAGCCGCGGACGCTGGTCGGGGTGAGCGTCGGGCCGGCCAGGGTCGGCGCGTTGTCGGTGGACGCCAGCGCCTCACCGAGCCGCCCGACGGTGATGCCGGCGGAGGTGACGCCTGACCAGGTCTTGCCGACGATCGTCTCTACCCGGGACATCGCCCGCAGCGGGTTGGTCGCCCCGTCGGAGGTGATGATGACGGTGGGGTCCAGCTCGAACGGGACCGCGACGCCGGTGCCGGACAGGGTCAGGGCGGCCTGGGGGCGGGGCACGTCGCCCTTGCCGGACACCTGCGCCCAGAACCACCGCTCGTACTCCGGCGACCCGGTCGCCAGGATCCGCTTGGCGAGGGTGCCACGCTCGTCATCGATGCCGTCCAGCAGGCGCAGGACGTTGGTCTGGGCGTCCTCGCGGGTCACGACGCCGCGGACGACGCCGTAGCGGGCCTGCTCGATCGCACGCTTGGCGTTGTCGTGGAGGCGGGTGCGGTACTCCTCGTCGGTGTGGGACTCGCTTCGGATCCGGTGCAGGTCGTAGATCTCGGCGCCGCGGCGGCGGATCACCGCCGGCGCCCCGCCGCCACCGTTGCCGTTGCCGCCGCCGACGCGTTCGGTCGCCTGCGGCTGCGAGTCCGCGATCTGGGCCAGGCGTTCCTTGCGGGCCCGCAGCTCGGCGATGACCTTGACCTGCTCGTCACGTTCGCGGTTGAGCTCGTTCCACTCGTCGCGGACGGCGGAAGGCATGGACGTGCCCGCGTAGTCGGTGTCGATCTCCTGCACCCGGTTGTCGATGTCGGCGACCCGGGCCTCGCGGTCCTCGATGCTGAACGCCTCCGCGCTCACGGCATCTGCCATTGGGGTGTCTCCTTTCGCGGAGAGCTCGGGACGAACCACGAGGGGATCGCTCCCAGGGGGGCTGGCACCCGGCCGTTAGAGGCCTCGGGCGCTTGGGTGGTGCTGGCGTCTTCGGGCGCATCCTCTAGATGCGCGTTGAGGTGCCGCTGGATCGCGGGGTGCTCGGATTCGGGGGTGGTCGACTGCGGCAGGCGCGACAGGGCGTTGCGGACCCCGGCCAGGTGCGCCGCGCCGGGGGTGCCGTCCTCGCTGACTTGGTGGTGGAGGAGCTTGCACGCCTCCTTGGTGAGTGTCCCGTCGATGACCTGGGCGCCGTCGTAGTAGCCGTAGGCCTTCTTCGCGGTCGCGACCGGCATCGGGGACGGCAGCCGCTTCTCGTTCGGGCCGGCGTCCCAGGTGCCGTCCACGGTGGCGGTGTGGTGGGTCGGCGGCGCGGTCGCTCCCACCGACACCGCCGCGGCGCTGGCCGCGGGCCGGGTCTGCTCGGGCCGGTGGGCGAACACGCTCAGGTCCCAGGCGTCTTCGATGGGGCGGCCGTCGGCGTCGGCGACCTCGTCGACCAGGCCGGCCTTGTAGGCCTCGTCGGCGAGATACCACGTCTCGGCCAGCATCCGCTCACGCCAGTCGGCGATCTCACCGCCGGCGTGGGCGGCGTAGATCGAGGCAATGTTGTCGCCGTGCTTGTCCAGCAGGCCAGCCATCTCACGCATGTCGGCGGCATTGCCGATCACCAGGCCCCACGGGTCATGGATCATCAGCATCGCATTGGCCATCGCGGTCACCTTGTCGCCCGCCATGGCGATGAACGACGCCGCCGACGCGGCCAGGGAGTCGACCAGGACGTGGACGTGCGCCTTGTGCTGCCGCAGCGCGTTGAAAATCGCTATTGCATCGAACACATCGCCCCCAGGCGAATTAATATGCAATTCGATCTTGGGGGTGTCGACCTGACGGAGATCGCGGATGAAGTCGGCGGCGCCTGTACCAAACCATCCAACCTCGTCGTAAATGTCGATGATGGTCGTGTCGCCATCGACCTTGGGCGCGCCCTCGCCGTCGCCCTCCGGGTCGGCCTCGGCGGCCTTGGCGGTGATCCGGTACCACGACCGGGCCTGCCGGGCCAGCGGCCGGGCCAGCCGCAGCCGCGGCGGGCGGCCCGGGTCAACGAAGCCGGTTGGCGATGGCGGGATGGATCCCGCGGCGGGAGCGGCCAGCGCGTCGAACGGGACCACGCCGACCGCCCTCAAGTCGCGCAGGTCGCGGTTGCCCATGCAGTGCTCCTCGGTCCGGCGCCGCAGCGCGGCGCAGTACGCAGCCGGATCGTCGCGATCCTGGTTGGCACGCTCACAGGCGGCCTGGTCGGCGAATTCACAATCTGGTCCAAAAGGCACCTGGACTCACCTCGCCAACGCGGCCGGGACCTTGCCGTTGCCCTGCCCGTTCGGCGGTGCCGCCGGCGCGCCTGGCAGACCACCCGGGGGCAGGCCAGCACCGCCCTGGTTGAGGATCGCGCGGGCCTCGGAGTCGGAGAGGACCACGCCGACGCCGAGGTAGACCTTCTGGACCATCTCGACAACGCTGCGGGCCTGGTTCACCGCCGCAGCGCCGGGGTCCGAGTTGGCCGGCGGCTGCAACTGGACGCTCAAAAGACCCAAATGACGCAATCTGCCCCAGTCACGGTTCTTCACCGCATCGATCGCCGACTCCGGCGTGAACCCGTCCTTGACCAGCGCCACGATCGTCTGGGCCTCCTCGGCCTGGATCTTCGCGGCGTCGGCGGCGTCCTCCCGCAGGAACGGCACGCTGCGGGTGTCGAACCACAACGACGCGCCAGGCGCGTTCACGGGGTCGGCGACCAGCGGCTCCAATGACCGGGCGGCGTTGGCCCACCAGTGGTGCGCGGTCCCGTCGGCGTAGCGACGCCTGGCCGAGTTGAAGTTGCCCGCGTTCAACGCCGAGCCCTGCAACCCCTCGGAGAACCCGACCCAGGAGGGCGGCACCCCGGCCGCGGCGGCCAGCCGCGAGTTGTGCGTGGGGATGAACCCGTCACCGGCCAGGAACAGATGATCCTCGGTGTCGACGGTGATGCAGCGCACTGGCGTCGATTCCACCGGCTCGATCGAGATGATCGAGCGGCGGTTGGTGTAATGCTGCTCGCCAGCTTCGATGCAGCGATCCGCCTTGCGTGGCAGCAGGAACGGAATGCGGTCCGGCCGTGAGCGGAACCGGACGCGCCAGTGCTGTCCTGTACGCGACCGTGAATCCGCCGTGACCGTGATGGACGCCCGGTATCCGAGTGAACGGACCAACTCAAGGACTTGACGCGCGAGCCGTTCGTCCTTGCTGGAGTACGAGCATTGCCCTTGGCCTCGGAACCCGGTGTGGCTCACAGAGCCATCGGTGTCCATGAGCCCACGGAGCAGATCGAGACGCTGATCAGTCGATGCCCGCAGATACTGGTTGGGGACGTGCTTGTCACCCAACGTCCCGAGCGCGTCCAGCGCTGCGAGCACCCCACCGGGCAGGCCGATGACCGCATTGTCAGTTCGCCGTCCTGGCGTCGCCCCCCGGCTGGACTCCCATCGCGTGACCGTGTACCCGCGCGAATCGATCTCCGCAGCGATGTATTTCAGATCATCCCAAGCACCGCAGATCGCCGCGCCCGCCGTCTGGCCATCACCGAGCCACGCACCGAGGACATATGGGGATATCAGCAGATCGACTTCAGGCAACTCCAGCGTGGGAGCCTCTGGCAGCGACAACCGATATCCATGATGGTCGTACGGCTTGTTGAGCAGCTCATACAACTCACGGGTCGAGTAGATCCGCTCACTCCGGCTGGCCGTGTTCCGGTCAACTGCCACCCATGGGTGCAACGCGTCGGCGATGACGCTCTCGCCCTGCTTGCAGACGATTCGATAGCACTGCCGATCGTGGTGCACGGGGCCGACGGCGACGACGTTGGTCGGTCGGCCATCACGGCCAAAGACCACGTCACCCGGCTTGATCTCGCCCATCGTCGTCCAGCCGGTCGGTGTCGGCACCGGCGTGTCCAACGCGAGCGGCTCGGCCTTGCCGGCCACCGAGGAGAAGTCCATGTCCTTGAGGCTGGAACCGATGGGCACGGGGTCGGCGCCGCCGCCGAGGAACAGGGTCTTGTAGGCGTTCAGCGCGCCAGCGTGCTCGGCCTCGAACAGCGCTTTGAAGCGTTCCACCTGCTCGACGGTGACTGCCGCGTCGAACTTGATCGCCAAGTTGGGGCTGGCGTTGTTGCGGAAAAACGCCAGCTTGTGCTCGGTCTGCGCACTGTCGGCGCGGAGCTCGGACAGGACCGGCGTGATCCACGACATGCCCAGGAAGATCCGGTCGGGGTCGGGAATCGGTGCGAAGACGGCCACCTCGCCGGGGTCGAGCAGGACCATGTTCCCGGTGGGCGGGGCGTAGGCGAAGCCGAGCAGCTCGACGTCGGCGGCCTCGGCCGGGTGCTCGGCGTCCTCGGCCGAGCCGAGCGCCACGATCACCCACTCCGGGCGGAGCCGGCCCAGGCGGGGCGGCTGCCTGGGCCGGGTGATCTTGCGGACGTAGGAGGTCCCCGCCGTCGACACGTCCACTTCCATCCGCGCAAGCAGGTCCGACGTCGTCCCACCCGGCCACGGCCGCTCCAGCACCTTCAACGCGGTCGTGCCGAACAGGTCCGACGGCTGGCCGCCCTGGAACCGGGTCCACGCGAACCGGACCTGGCTGAACACCTGCAGGCGGGCCAGGACCAGCGCGAACACCGGGCCGTGCATCCGGTAGGCCATGCTCGCGGTCTGGACCAGCTGTTCTTCGTCGAGCTTGCCCATCGACGTGCGCAGCAGCGGGTACTCGCCGCTGAAGCCCTGGAAACGGAGCAGCTCGACGTAGTCGTCAAGGCTCAGGTTGGCGGGCCGCGCGGGCGTACCGCCGCGGCGGGCGCCGACGCGTTCAAGCAGGCCCGGCACGCGGCGGTCCTTCCGTCGGCTTGCGGCCATCCGCATAGCCCTCGGCGGCGGCGGCCCATGCCCAGCCAAGCGCGACGCCGGCCACCAGCACGACCTTCCCGGCCAGCCACCCCAGCGCGTAGAAGACGCCCACGACCAAGGTCACCAGCGCCCGGCCGAGGTTGACCGGGCGGGCGCGCTGCTCGATCCGCTCGAGCGGCACGCGGTCGAGCAGCCTTGTCGCCATCAGGTCTCCTATCGGCCGAACAGCACGAACGGCTGCGGCGGCGGCTCATCAGTGACGTGGCCGCGGGTTGCGTGGCCCCACAGCGCCAGCGTCACCGCCGGCAACGGCGACAGGTCCACGCCGACATTCTTGCGTGCCCACAGCCACCGGTCGCCCAGGTCCCGCCGCAGCGCGCCAGCCACCGCCAGGTCAAGGTCTGGCTGGCCCAGGTGCCGCAGCCATGCCGGCTCGTCGACCAGCGGGTTCGCGCCGGTGCCGTCATAGAACGCCCCCGACGCGCCCGCGATCTCCCCCACCGATGGCTTCAGGACCTCGAGCCCGGTGGCCTCGGCCTCGGGGATCAGCGAATTGGCCGGCCCCGATGGGGCGATGACGATCGCGCACGGCGACCACGCATCCGCCCGGTCGACCCGTTCCTTCAGCCACGGCACCACCCACGATCGGCCGCGGCGGTGCTCGACCAGTTCGACGTGGCGCAGCCCGTCGGCGCGGCAGCCGGCCGCGCCGACGCTCGCCCAGGTCCGGTCGGGGGTCATGTCGACCGCGAACGCCGGCCGGTCGACAACCTGCGAGGCAGGATCCTTGATCGCCTGCCACGCCTGCTGGCCGATCACCAGCCACTCCGTCGGCGTCTCGTCCAGCCACTGGTTCAGGTACGCGCGGCGGAACTCGCCCAGGTCCATATCGGCGAACTCCGCGGCGACGGCCTGCTCGGTCACGGTGTGGCCGAGCGCCGGCATGCACGCCCACCACGTGGCAGGGTCGGCCGGGTCGGCCTCGTTCGGTGCCGACCACTCGAAGTAGGCCACGCCCTGCGTCAGCCCTGCCTCGGCAGCCAAGCGGCCCGCCTCGACCTTCCCCCACAGGTACGGCGACGCCGACTTCGACTTCCCCGCCGTCGACACCACCCAGAGCTGCGGCTGCGGCCGGGTGATCATCGCCGGCGCCATGCCCTGCTCCACCCGCGCGTCAACCTGCGCGAACGCCTCGTCGATCACGCCCAGATCCAGCACATCGCCATGCGCCGCGTCGTCCGACGGCGCGTCCAGGCCATGAATGGACCCGTTACGCCAGCGGATGCCTTCCTGGCCGATCTGCCGGGTCACCCGGAACAGCCCGGCGAACTCCGACCCCTCCAGGACCGGGACGTGCTCCTCGTCCCACTTCTTCCGCGCCTTCAGGCGCGTCTGCGCGGTGTAGGAGATCCGCTGCCGCCGCCACGCCTGCGCCCGGTGCACCATCGTGGCCAGCAATTCGGTCGTCTTCCCGCTCTGCCGCGGAACTGTCAGCACGACGCGGCGGTAGACCAGCAGCCTGGTGTCAGGGTCCAGTTCGAGCGCGACGTCGGCGACGTGCCGCTGCCACGGCATCAGCGGCGTCCCCAGCTTCGCCGCCACCTGCGCGACCCGGCCGCCCAGCGTCCGCCGATGCGGGGATCGCGGGGTCGTCCAACGGGCTGGACAGCGCAGCGGCGAGGTCGTCCGCTCGAGCACCGACACCGCCAGCCTCCTTCAACGCCAGCAGCGTCGCGCGCAGTTCCCTCGCGACCGCCGCCGTCGCCAGGCCGGCGCCCTCGTCAAGGGTGCGGGCCAGCCGGTAGGCCGCCTCCGCCAGCGATCCCTGCACCCCGGCGAGGCCGCCGAGGGTCTTGACGTCCCGGCGGGTCGCCCGCTCGACCGGACCTCTCGCCACCATCCCGCACCTGCCCCGTCTCGGCGGCTACAAAATGCGCTCGGC